GCCTTTGAGTTCCGTCTGGAACTTGAGCTCGGCGTACTTCTCCCCGATGACGTGCGGCAGGGGGGACAGAGAGGAGCGCGCGAAGTCCCGGACGAGCTCCTCGCCGATCTCCCGGACGTCGAGATCCTTCTCGAGGATCGCGTCGGTGGCCGGAACCGGTGTCGGATCGACCCCGTAGGTGACTTCGATCTTCCCAAGCAGCGTGCGTTTGCGTACCAGCATCGGTTATCTCCTCCCTTTTCCGGTCTTGGCCGCGGCCGACGCCGGCTCCTCGACGTTCCCGCCGGGATTCTCGTTGTCGCTCGTGTCCGGTTCGACCAGGACGAGCGTTTCCTTTCCCGTCTCCGGGTGCTTTTCGACCCGGTGCGATCCCCCAGGCCGGACCTGGAAGGTTACGGTTGCGGGCTCGTTCGCCATGTGGATCCTCCTTGAATCAGTTCGCGGAGAACGGATCGTTCTCGGCGTGCCGGTACTCGATCGAGAGCTCCACCCGAAAGCCGCCGATCGGCCGGTTCGGATCCGTCTCGTCGAGGAACATCTTGTTGCCGACCTCCTCGGTGTCGATCGCCAGCCCTCCGCGCGTCCGGTCGGCCAGGACGGCTTTTACGACCGATGCCATCGCCAGGTTCGCCGCGACCGCCAGGGCGGTTCCGTCCCACACGGAAATCTCCAGGAAGACCGACAGGAAACAGGTGGTCAACGCCGTCGGGCCGTCCTGTTTCTTCTCGGGTCCCTCGAAGATGTTCGTCGCCGGGTATTCGTGGTTCTGGAACGGCTCCCGGCGGCTTCTGGCGACCGTCCGCATATCGAGCCCGTACCCGGCATCCTTCGTGACGCCCGAGGCGGCGCCCGAAAGGTCGGCCAGGATCCTCTCTCGAATCGGTTCAGGCATCGTCGTTCCTCAGAACTCCTCGAGCGATTCCCGGGAGAATTTCCGCTCGGACGTGGTGAACTGCGGCTCGGAGGCCCGCGTCTGCGGGGGGGCCGCCGGCTCGGTCCCAAGGTGCACCTTCCCCTCGGCGATGAGCTTCAAGAGCTTCGTCGCATCCTCGAACTGGGCCCGGACCTGGTCGTTCGCCCAGTCGTCGTACAGGTAGTACCGCGCAATAACGCAGCACAGGCGCTTCAGGACGGCGGGGGTGGACGGCAGCGGCAGCGTGTAGCGGGCCGCCAGATACCCGTTGATCTCGGCCTCGGCGTCGGAGAGCGCACGTGTTACGACCGCCGCGTCGATCGCCCCCGCAGGGGGATCGGAGCGGTCGGTGAGCTTCAAAAGCTCCTTCGCACCGAACCGCTCCTCCATGTCCGCCTGGACCGCGTAGGGCACGTCGCGCTCCTACCTCAAGCCTTCTCGAGCTCGGCGATCCGCTTCTCGGCGGCCGTCTGGATCTTTTTGACGATGTTGCCGACGATGAGGGCCTTCACCGCGTCGACGGTTTCCGCCGCCGCGATCTTCTTGATCGTCTCCTGGACGGTGGCCGGTGCGCCTTCGCCCTCCTCGGAAGGAACCGGCTCGATGGTTTTCCCGATCCTGGCCGCCTCCTCCGCGGTGAGCTCCACGATGCTGCCCGGCGTAAGCTCCCGGACTTCCTTCCCCACGCCGTGGCGGATGTGCATGTCGAGAACCCGGTATTTCGGCATACCTTGGTCTCCTTCTTGTTGAGGGTGGAGGCGGCTCCCTTAAACGGCCGCCTCCACCGGATGAACGGGTCCGCTGCTCCTTACGCCACGGCGTCCTGGATGAAGTACCCCAGGTCGGACGCGATGACCTTCTCGTCGCTGTTCCAGGCGACCTTGAGATAGTGGGCGCCCTTGATGCCGCGCTTGGGATCGAAGTCCCGCTGGGTCTGCCGGCGGGTCTCGGAGAAGGTGCCGCCGAAGGTGATCGACTTGATCCCCGGAGTTCCGGGGATGACGTACAGGGCCGCGCAGTGCTTGCCCCACAGCCGGGCGTACGTGTCCGCCTGCCCTTCGTTCGAGCTGATGTACCGCGCGCGGCCGACCAGGACCTTCTCGACCTCGAAGAGCGCGGCGACTTCGCCGTTCGTCGCCAGCCCGCCGGGCGATCCCTGGTACCGGGTCGTCGACTTCACGGCGTCGAGGATCTCGGGGAGCGTGCGGAACTTCTGCCACGCCGCCTGCCCGAATACGAGCGTGTTCGCCCGGACGAAGCAGCTCTCCACGGCGGTCAGGATGTCGTTGATCGGGTTGTCGGCGGACCCGCCCCACTGGCCCGTGCCGGAGAGCTGGACCTTGTTCCCCGTGGGGTAGGTGGCGGCGGCGAAGACCACGTCCGCCACGCGCTTCTCCTGGGCGACGTCCAGGAGCATGTTCAGGAACTCGTTCGTGTCGACTTCCGGCTGGGCCGGGTTGTCGGAGTTGTCGATCGTCTCCTGGGGCAGCCAGTCGCCCAGGGCGTGGTCCTTGACCGAGTAGTTGTCCGTCGAGATGCCCCAGTCGGCCTCGTTGGGGAGAGACTTCGGCCCGATCTTGTCGTCGGCGAGCCGGTAGCTGTCCGCCTTGTTGTAGACGAAATACTTGTCGCTCCGCTTCCCGACGGGGATGACCGGCAGCAGGAGCGGCCAGATCATGTCCTCGTTGCGGTACTTGACCGAGAGGTTGGAGAGAATCGCGTCGACGTGCAGGGATTTCGGGGTCGGCATCGCTTGTGATCTCCTTTCGTTTCAGCTCATGCGCCCGCGCGGGACGCGATCAGAGGGTTAGGTTTATCCCTGCGGCCGGCTGGGGCAGAGGTGGACGGGGATGATGTCGTCCGCCACGCCCGAGGCCAGGGCCGTGCCGATCGAGTTGTAGTTGGTGCCCGCCACCGCGCCGATCGCCACGGCCTTGCCGTTGGCGTCCGAGGTGAGGCGATCGCCCCGCGTCACGGTGCCGCCGAGCTTCACCTTGCTGATTCCGTCGAGCGCGACGCGGATTTCTTCGCCGGCGGCGGAGGTGGTGTGCTGGAAGATGCCGATCAGCGGCTCCGTGGCCGCTGTGGCCTGCGACAGCGTGTCGTCGTCGGCGCCGAACTTGGCGATCAGGAAGGCCGTGGCGATCGCCGCCGTGCACTTTACGGATTTCTCCAGACATCCGGTCGTGGGTCCCATCATGGCGTTCTATCTCCTTTCCCTGAAGAGTTCGGGGTTGGCCGCCGCGACCGCCAGGAGGGCGTCCTTGTCGGACACGCCCGCGTGGGCCGCCTTGTACTGGTCGATGAGAGTCTGCTTCTGCGCTGCCGTGTCTCCCTCCAGCGTCGATCCCTTCGGCGCCCCTCCGGGCGCGATCGACCCTTGCGCGACGATCGCCGGCGCCGCCGCCACGTAGGCGGCGAATCCTTGCGGATCCGTCGTCGCGTAGTCGATCGCCCAGCTTTTCATCCCCGGAGAGACCTTGCGAGCGGCGATCGCGTCGGCCACCTTGCGGGCCGCCTCGTCCTTCTTGCCCTGCTCCTGGAGCTGCTGCAGGGTGCTCGCCACGCGGTCGTGCTCGGCTCGCGGGACGAACCTGGCCGGATCCGGATCGGCGGCGAGGCGGGAGGCCACCGCCGTCGCGATCGCGGGGAGCTCGGTGCCGTCGGGCAGCGACATCGCCTTCGCGATCGCCTGGGCGGAGGCCGCGTTCCCCTGGACCAGGTCGATCAGGCGCTGCAGGTGCAAGACGATCTCGTCGGTCGTGCTCGTCACGGGCAGGTTGAGCATGCAGCAGAGACGTTCGATCAGTTCGTTCATGTTCCCTCCTTGTCGGGCTACCGCCTGTAGGTACAGGTTCGGTCGGTTGGTGAGCCCCGCGCCGACGATCCGGTTGACGACGCCGGTCTTGGGGTCGTACTGGAACACGGGGCTGATGTAGCGATACTCCTTCGCGGCGATCATCTCCGCGGCGCGTTCGTTCCACTCCACGCGAGCCCAGATCTCGCCGCCGCGGATCTCCAGCTCGTGGATCCAACCGGCCGCCGGCGTGGGCGCGGTTTTTTCTTCCGCGTCCAGGCTCTGGTGCTCGTAGTCGATGGCGATGGGCATCCCGTAGGAGATGAATTCTTCGACGATCGCCTGGGGGTTCGTGTTCCTGTAGGGGCCGCGTCCGTCCCGCGTGACGATCTCCCCCGCCGGCAGGAGATGGATCCACTCCGACAGCCCCTCCGGGAGGGCTTGCGCACAGGAGGCTCGATAGGTTACGTTCGGCATGGAATCACCCTATTCACCGTTCGATCCGGGATCTCCCCAAAGATTTGAGGAAAACCATTTGATTTAAGGGGGGTTATCCCTCGTTCGCCGGCCCCCGGCGAAGGGAACGGCCCCGGGCGGGGGGAAAACGGGGGGTGCTCCGGTAACCGGACATGCCGATTTGACCCGTTTAGAGACCGTTTAAATTTTACGATCCCGGGGCGAGCCGGGGGGTAGTGCGGAAAACGGGAGATCGTCGATCCTGGGGGCGAATACGGCGTTTTTTTCATTTCTCCCCCGAATGGACGTGATCCCGGAGGATGTCGAGGATCTCCGATTTGTCCTCGTCGGAGACTCCGAGGAACGGCCGGGCGGGGATCTGCGAGCCGGGGTGGTTGACCGATCCGACCGGATGAGACGCCCCCGGCCAGAAGAGCGCTTTTTTGCGGCTGGGGCGGATCGTATGGGGAGAAGTCTTCCCGCCGAACTGGTGGATCGCGGCGTAGATCTTGTCCGTGCCCACGGAGACCGAATCGGAGCTCGCCTCGTAGTGGATGCTGTCCCGCAAGCCCGAGCTCTCGATCAGGATCTTCGAGGTCTTCTTCCTGGCGAGCGTCCCGGGTTTGAGCTTCGCCCACGGCTTGCCCTGCGGATCCTTCTGAGCCCCGAACCGCTCCCAGGTGGACCGCTGCAGGTATTCGCCGATGTTCTTCATCGCGGGAGCCAGGTTGCGCACCTTCGACGCCAGGCGCGACAGCGCCTCCCGGATCTCCCGGTCGTCGACTTCGATCTTGATCAGCGTGCCGGACATCGTTTCGCGTGCGTCCTCCGCTTGTTTTCTTCCCGTGGCATCTGCTACGATGAAGCCACGGTCACGGGATCCAGGCCGCGCCCCTACGGTTTCCGTGGTCAGCCCGCCCCCGCGTGGGGGGGCGAGGTCCCATCCTTACCTCTTCCAGGCCAGTTGCCCGCGCCGTTGATCGTTCAGGTACGAGACGTTCCGGATCGGAACGAACGTCCAACCCTCGAGGATCCCCTTTGCCGCGTTGGCCACGAAGAGCATCCCCTTGCCTCCTTCGGTGGCGACTCCCTTGATGACCCGCTGGCGCAAGACGACTTTCCCGGTGCCCTTGTGCCGCTCGAAGGAGTTCCACACCTCGAACGGATCGGTGAGCGTCTCCTCGAGGAGGGGAAGGTAGGGGGTCCGGTCCGCCGGGACGTGCGCGGCCATCGAGACGGCGTTGACCAGGAGGTCGTACCGGAAATCTCCTTCACTGAACGAGAAGATCTTCTCTTCGCCGCCCAGGACCTTCCGCAGCAGTTGCTCCGCCTGCCTGGTGGTAAGCGGCGGTCCCGTGTCCGCCTGCGGCTCGTCGAACGGGATCTCCTGCGGCCGTCCGGCGCTCTGCCAGTTTCCCTCCGTGAGCGGCTCCCAGGCCGCGGCGCCTTCCCTGCGCCAGTCGGCCATCGACTGCGCGGAGAGCTGCCGCCCCCAGGCCGCCTCGCCGACGTTGTAGTCCCATCCCGGATCGACTCCCCGGGGGACGTCGTGGACCACGCCGTTTCGATCCGTCCACTCGTACGACCCGTCGTTCGGCGCCGTATCGGGGCCGTCCTTGCCGGCCTTGCGCATATCCCGGTCGGAGAGCGCGAACACCCGGCACTTGCATCCCCAGCCGTTCGGCGGGTAGTGCGTCTTCCACCAGGCGTCGTCCGCGGCAAGGACCAGCCCGTCCCAGGACAGGTGCAGCGGCCGCGGCACGACGCTGTCGCCGTGCCGGTATTGCCAGTTGGGCCGGTAGGAGGCGACGTCCGGATCGGTCATCTGCCTGTACCGCCCGGCGGCGTACGCCGTGCGGATGTTCGTGGAGAAGATCAGCTCGCTTCTCCAGTTCCGTCCGCCCTTGTAGCTCCAGCCGTGATTCGCAACGATCGAATCGAAGCTCTTGCGGAACTCGTCGAGCGTCGTCCCCTCGGAGATTGCCTTGTCGACAGCGCTGCGCAGATCCGCCAGGATCTCGGTTTTCGCGGCGCCGGCCACCATGAAGCCGCGCGCGTGCATCCCCTGCCGCAGGTCGTCCCAGTGCCGCGTGGGGATATTCACCTTCTCCCGGAAAAAATCGATCGCCTCCTGAAACGGCAGGGAGGCGTATCGGGCCTCACTTGGCATTGCCGACCTCGAACCGCCCGGAGAGCTCCGCGGCGGAGAGCGCCAGCGCCATCAGTTCGCTAAGCTTCGCGGGATCCATCCCCCGGTACAGCGAGAGCAGCCCGTCCCGGACCTCTTCGAGGGTTGCCGCGTTCGCAACAAGCGCCCGCACCGGCTCGAGGAGGTCGTCCATCAAGGGGAGCGCTTCCTCTCCCGCGCGCCCGGCGTACGCGTCGGCGACGTCCGGTTCCGCCGTGCCCGCCGCGGCGGCCGCCCGGCAATGGGGACAGGCTGTCCGGTCGATCCGGCGCGCGTTGGCCGCGGCGGCCGCGTCCGGATCCTCCGGAGGCGACGGTTCCGCCGGCGGAGGAAACAGCGATGCGGGAGCGGAGAGCAGCTCCTCCTGCGGATCCGGATCGGGGATCCCGAACTTGTCGCGCGTCCAGGAGGCGCCCACCTTGACGCCCATCGGGACGAGCTTTTCGAGATTGCCCGCAAGGGCGGTCAGGTCCTCGGCTTCTTCCATCTGCAGGCGGAGCCGGGGGTAGAGCTTGCGCGGACCCATGTTCAGATCCACCACGGGGCGGACGAGCTGGCGGTTGAGCGCGGCGCATAGCTGCTTCGCGTCCGCCGTCAGCAGGTCCCGGCGGACGTCCTTTGCTTCGTCCTCGCCGCCGAGCTTGCCCGGCGTGGAGTCGGCGGATCCGGAATGCCCGAGGACCGCCTTGCTGACCTGCTTGTCGAGATAGTCGAGCAGCCGCTCGTACACCTGCGCGGACGCCGCCTTGCCGACGTGGTCGACGAATTCGATCAGCATCGAGTCGGGGATCACCGCGCCGGCGTCGCTGCCGATGGAGGCCACCGCCTCCTTCAATACATCGATGTCTTCCGGCAGGGCGCTGGGACCGTACTTTCCCACCCGCACCGGCTGGCCGTAGACCTCGGCGAACGCCACCCAATCCTTGAGGCCGAAATTCTTGAAGAGGTACGCCCACGCCGCCGCCCGGGCGATCCCGCCGCGCAGCGGGAGGCCGGATTTGACCTTGGGGGTGTGGACGATGAACTTGTAGGGAGGCAGCGGCAGGCCGTTCAGGTTCTTTTCGTCCAGCAGCAGCACCGTGCGGCCGTCGACCTGGGAGAGGACGAACCAGCGGGGATCCCGCCAGACGATCTCCCGCGGCCGCCACTCCGATTCCGAGGCATCCCAGAGGATCTCGTTGACGGAGAACCCCTTCCCGATCGCGTCCAGGACGTCCATCAACACGTCCTCGAACCCCTCCTGGAGCAGCATGTCTCGGACCAGTTCGGCCGCCCTGACGTCCTCCGCATTGTCGGTAGCCGCCTCGACGACCGCCTGGAGGCCGGAGACCGCCAGCTTCCGCGTCCCGAGGACGGAGCGGTAATGAAGATCCTTCTCCTCCATCTCCTCGGCCAGTTCGAGGTAGGAGAGCGGATAGCCGTTCTCCGCCTGCCGCAGCAGGGCCGCCAGGCGCGCGGGAGTCAGGCCCTGGGCGGGGTGATTGGAGATGACCTGCCGGATACCCGCCAACGAGGGAGCGGCGATCTCGGTTCGCAACGCTTTGAGGTCCACGGGGTTGCCGCGGTGATCGTAGAGATTCGCCATCAGTAGGCCCCCTTGATCTTTCCGATCCCCCTGCCCGACCCCGCCGGCTGGTAGGCGTACGACGCGTGGCCGGATACCGCCAGCATCCACAGCATCTGCAAGGCGTCCGGGCCGTCGTCGTGGTCGGCTTTGGGGAAGTGACGCAGTTGCTCGTGGAGCACCTTCTGCGACGGGTGCAGGCGGATCAGTCCGTTGGCCACGTGCGGCTGCAGGCTCTCGATCCGCAGGATCTTGTCGGCGTGGGGGATCAGGCCCCTGGCGGGTACGGGGATCCGACGGGCCGCGGAGCGCTTCACCAACTCCGTCCGGAAGAACTCCTGGAACTGGACCGACTCGATTCCCCAGACCAGACATTTGTATTCCTTCTGGAGCGCGATGATGTCCTCGATGATCTTGTCCGGCACCCGCTTGGCGATCGCCGCCTCGACGACGTCCAGGATCCCCGTCTTCCGGTCGAATCCGCCCACCAGGATGGCCGAGGGGTCCCGGCTCTGGCCGGCCTTCCCCAGGGACGGATCGCACGCGCCGTAGAAGATCCAGGAGGGAAGGCGCGACACCCAGAAGGTAATCTTCGAAAAGAGGGCGTCCTCGGAGGAGATCGGATCGTTCTGCTGCTCGGAGTCGAACGTCGCGTGGCCCTCGCGCGCACGTTTCACCATGAGCATCGGCAACGGCCGCGCGGACGGCCAGGAGACCACCGCGCCGCGGTCCATCTCCTTCTTGCGCTGCCGGTAGTAGGCGTCCGCGGCCGCATCGCCCTCGTTCAGGAACAGCTCCTCCCACGCCTCCCAGAGGTCCATCCGGTCCGGCCACTCGATGACCGACCGGAAGACCCTCTTCTTCCACAGCGGGTTCTTGAGGATCCGGGAGAGGACGGAGTCGTAGTGCAGCACGGTCCCGATGACGATCACGTCCATCGAGCCGTCGGGGGGCCCGAGGTTCAGGACGGTCTTGTTGAACCACCGCTCGAGCTTGTCGCGCTGCTGGGGGGAGACGACGTTCTCGTCGTTCTCCAGGTCGTCGGCGACGACCAGGTCGGGACGATACGGGCCGTGGCGCAAGCCCCGCAGCTTCTTGCCGGAGCCCGCCCCCTGGACCTTCACGTCGTTCCGCGTGACGATTAAGCCCTCGCGCCAGACCCGGCCCTCCCCGCACACTTCCGGAAAGTCCTGGGAGAGACGCGGGTTGAACTCGAGCTCCGCCTTGATCGCCTCGATCATCATCGCCGCCTGGTCGAACGAATCCATGATGATCAGCGGATAGTGCTTCATCTTCCGGACGATGCACCACAGGACGAAGATCTGGGAGACCAGGGTGGACTTGGCCTCCCCGCGGGGGGCGGCGATCGCCTCGTGCTCCCCTTCGGGGCTTGCCACGAGCCTGGGCAGCTCCGCGTAGAGGAAGTCGTGGAGCACGGAGTTATCAAACTGGATGTAGTGGGGGAAATAGGTCCTCGCGAAATACTCAAACGACGAAGACGCCTCCGCTCGGCGTTTCCGGCCGGCCTCGGGATCCGGATCGAAGCCCAGCACCTGCGCTTCGATGATCTTGCGCAGATGCGCGGAGAGCTCGGAAAGCGACTGTCTGAAATCCTTGACGCGGAATCCTTTAGCCATAGATTCGCGCGATTTCCACGCCGAAGGGCTCCAGGATCTCGATGAAAGCGGGGCCGTGTTCGGGGTACTTCTCCACGATGAACTTGGAGAGGTGCCGCAGCAGCTCGTTGGCGATCGCCAGGCGGGAGAGCTCGGGGGACGCTTCTCCCATGGCGTGCATGGTCTTGTGAAACGCGTCCGCCAGGCGGGAGAGCGCCTCGGCACGCTTGATCGGGGTCGAGGTCTTGTCCTGCTTGATGTCTTCGATCGTGGCCTGATGGAGCAGGAGGTAATCCTCGATCACCGCCTGGATGACGGTTTCCTTCCCTTCGCCCGACATCCGGTCGGCCGCGCGCGCCTTGTCCCAGTCGTCGCCGTCGGCCTTGGCCTGGCGCTTCCATCGCGCCGCGGTGCCGAACGAAACGCCCAGCTTCTCCGCGCCGGCCTCGAGGGAGAACCCCTGGTGGACGTAGGCGCTTCGCAGGGAGCGCCGGGTCTCTTCGCCGTGGGCCACGTTGTCAGCTCTTCAGTCCAAGCGCGGATTTGACCGTTTCCTTGAGCAGGAGGGTGCCGACCGCCATGGCGCCGCCGGCGATGAGCCCGTTCCTGGTGGATTTGTTCTCCACGGTCCGGAGGCGGCCGTCGACCGATTGGACGGCCGACAGGATCTGCTGCTGCCCGGTCGCCAGCGCTTTCAGGGAGCCGTTGATCTCCCCGAGCATGAAGCTGTGGGACCGGATCAGGTCTTCGTCGTGTGCCATGGTGGACCTCCGGATCTTCACGGGATCGGCTCGCCTACCGGCGATAACCGGAAAGAATCGTCTCCAGCTCCCTCGCGTAGCCGATGAGGGTTTCCACCGAGGCTGCGTACGCCCGCACGACGTTGTCGGGGGAGTCGGTGGGGCGCAGATCGGAAATCGGCAGGTGCGGGCGCACCACCCGCGGTGGGGCGGGGCAGGGAACGGCCACGGGGACCTCGACGGACGGAGGCGCGTGCGCGCAACCCATGGCAAGCAGGCAGAGCACGGCGATCGCGGCGAGCGTCTTCATGGCGCCTCCTCCCATCCCTTCGAAAGTTCGATCCCCTTCTCGGCCGCCCATCGGACGGCTTCGGGACAAGCGGCGGGCACCGGCTCGCTCAGGAGCCGCTGTACCCGGACGGCCGAAACCTTGCGTGCCCAGACGGCCTTTTCTTCGGCCTCCGTCGCCCTTTCGGCCTGGATGCCCGCCGCACTCTTCCACGACTCCACGGCGCGGTTCTGCTCCTCGATCTTCTGGGTGAGCAGCTCGACCCGGCTTCGCGCCCGGTCGAGCTTTCCCTCGACGGATTTAAGCTTCACGTACAGTCCGCCGGACAGCAGCAGCAGCGCCGCCAGGGCGAGCACCCAGGGACGCTTCAGGACGAATCCGATGAGATCGGAAGAGCGTCGTGTAGGGAAAGAGTGTAGATCTCGGTGGTCGCCGTATCATTAAAAAAAAAA